CTGTTTATTGGTATTGGATATAGTTGCTGTAGGTATAACCTCTGTGTTTACAATATAAGCGCGGCCCCTTAAAGCGACACTTTGAATGCTTTTAGCTGTAGTTGCCTCAAGATACTCAGAGGTTAAACTTCCTAATAGGTTAAAATCCGCATCAAATACATCTAATTTACCTAGCGAGGTGTTCACTATAGCATGTCTGCCTTCATCTCCGGCAGCGTGATACACTGTAAAAATACTATCAGGGGTATATGTATCCCCAGCCAATGTATCTGCTTTTATAACCCGCGTCCCCGGTCTACGTTGAAGCCCATTAACAATATCGCTTACCATATTTAGTTGGGAACTTACTTGCCCATCCAAACGTTCTTGGGCTACTTGTTGAGATACCCCTTGTAGTAAGTTTTTATAACTGCCTTCTAAGATGTTACTACCTGCCATATTACCCCCTTAGAGCCTCTAGGATGCAGGCATAACTTGCATTTAATTTTGAATTGTACTTCATACTTCTAAGATGTGCTTTCTGTAACTGATTGAATGCAGCAGCTTCTTTATATTGATAATATTGGTACTGAGAATCTACCCCTAAATCGGATACATAAACCTCCATGGCAGCTCTGTATAGTACAACAGAAGCAGCAGCATGTGGCAAATTCTCGAAAGCAATATTATAAGTGTAAAAGAGTTCAATTGGGGTAGTAAAGTACGCTGTATTATTAGTGGTATCATACAACATGTCATCACGAACTACCACAGTAAAGGTGTTAGTAACATCCCTTAAATATAGAGCATCTATAGGAGCCTCTACTGTACCAAAAGAATTTGGATACATAGTACTTACTCCTGTATTAAACCACCAACCGGGTTCTAAAAGTAACTTCTTCTGGTCTTCCAATGCTTGGAGTATTTTATACACAGAACTGTGTTGTGCCTTAATGGAAGATACCTGTACCTCTCCTAGTATGGAGAGGATTTGATTTACAGCTGTTAAAAGTTGCATAACCTCTCCTCTAAGAATTAAGGTGCTAGTACATCTCTCGACGTTCTATGCACGGCCTATTTAACGCATAGGTACGAGATACGCAGCATACCACTGTGCGTGGGGTAGCTGACAAGGCGACCACCTCCTTGCGAGTAAATAATCTGTATGCTAGTGCATAATCAAGCCCCCTCATAGAAGGGGCTTTGTTATGAACTATTCAGCTACCATTTTCACAGCAAACATAGCATCTGGGCGACGTTGCCCGATAGTGTACATAGCATAAGAATCCAGCACATTTGCGAATTCTTTCTGGTCTTGCCACTGTTGTACGGTTAAAGGCTTAGCTTCCACAGCAACTAAGGTTAGGCGTGGGATATAAGTCAACATCTTGCACGCAACATCAGTAGTATCTACATTGAAGGAAGTACCCAACTGGTGATTAGTAATTGCATCAGATGGGAAGCGTGGAGTTTCGTACAGACGCACACCATTGCAGTAACCCATACGACGCATAGCAAAGTTACCATTACCGTTACTGAAATCTACGGACATCAGTTTGTCATGGTGCAGCAGAATATCGAAGATTTCTGGGGTTACCAATGTGATAGCCTCATCAATACTTGCACCTAAATCGCGGTTGATTAATTCTGTCAGGCCACAAGCATGTGCCTCTTGGATATTCTCTGCATACACAGATTTATCCGCATTGATAATAGCTTCTTTCTCAATACCATTGAAGAAAGCACCAGCCAGATGAGCAGGAGCAACGAATTTGCGGCATTTCATCAGTTGGATAATATGTGCTTGGTCGAACAGTTTAGCATGTTCAGTACCGTGCAGACGAGCCAACTCAGGCAGAGTATCTGGAGCAGTCCAGTCGTCTTGGTAGTCGATAGGTGTACGCGCATAAGTCAGCGTATCTACAGTGACTACCAGTTTATCGTTAGTAACACGTTGTGATTCCAGAGCTTCCCCTGATTTACGGCTCTTGATGCCCAGAGTACCCATCCGGTCAATACGGATAGTATTGGAACGGTCTTGCACTGAACGGAAGTTGGAATTACCACGGAAGAAAGATTGATATTGGAATGCAGTATCAATTTCACCTTCAAAAATCTCTAAGTGAATATCTGTATCTGAACTAGCACCGCCCCAATGAGGTCTCGTATTATACCCATTATATGAAGTATAAGCCATATTTAAATCTCCTTAGTAAATAACCTGTTAGATATAACAGGGTGTAATTTAAGTTTAGCATCTAAGTACGCTTCTCTAGCTAACCGTTTTGTAGTGTAGGTTCCTATATATGTAACTACATTATTGAGTTTAATAGCGGCATAATAATGCCCAGTACGTTTATCTAACCAGTACCCATTACATAACCTATTTTGGGCATTCCCTGATTTATTAGTTAAACGTAAATTCTCTATTTTATTATTAAGTGGGTTTCCATCTATATGGTCAACAATAAAAGTATCGGGTATTTCCCCATAATGCATGAACCAAATTAACCTATGTACCAAAACCCTAACTCTTCCTTGTTTCCCCCTATCCCAACACACTCTACGATAACCAGCAGAGTTAGTATTAGAATCATCTCCAAGTATGGTTGTACCCACTTTATATAACCGTCCATCTAAGTAATAGAAACGCTTAGCTATATCTTGCATACTATAATCCTTGGGTGAAATACACCCCAGTTACTTACCTAATTGTTTACCCAGTCTACGCAAATCAATCAGCTTCTGATAATCTTGATTGTAAGTTCTAGAGTTGGGATTTAATTTGTTAATGGCAGCGGTTAACTCAGCTGCTGATATACCCTGCGACAGGACATTTCCAGCACTGGGTTTAATCCGAGAGTTTACATTAGGGATTGCCCCGCTTTGTCGCCCAAAGTTTAGAATTAACTCAGCTGCCTCCTTAGTAGATTCCATATTACCGGAATCTAGCATGGCTTTAACAGCATTAGATAGTCCCGGTGTTGCGTTGTTTTTAAATACATCCACGGCAGCTTCCCATTGTTCTTTAGAACCCGCCATAGAATATACAGTATTTATAGTTTGAGTGGTACGCTCGTTGGTCTGTTGTACCACAGCCCGAGCTAGTTTCAAGGCCTGTTCGGCTTTATCTCCAAAGCGTTCTTGGATAAATGCCTCATCAATTAGGCCTGCATCTCCATACTCAATTGCCTTAAACACAGCACGTTGAATGTCTGCATCAGTAGCCCCAGCAGCTCCTACGAATGTTTCCACAGCTATATCTAATGCATCATTACCGGTATGCATATCAATGGAGATATGGGGCTCTACTTTAGGTTCTATCTTTTCCTGTTGTACAGGAGGTTGTACATCTTGTGCAGGAGGTACACCCTGTCCCCGTACTGCTGCCAATATATCATCAAGCGTAGTTGGTTGCGTTGCTGGATTAGTAGAGGGCTGTGCGGGCTGCTGCACCGGCTGTTGCCCTGTAGCCGCCATGTACTGTCCCTGCGCTGGATTTTGTACTGGGGGTTGGCTGATAGGAGCTGTTCCGGGCATCTGATTAGTGTTATCCATTATACAATACCTTGGTTAAATAATTCCTGTGCTACTGCTGGAGAATCTAAACCTTGCTGTACTGCCATAGGTTGATTCTGTTGTGCTGCTAAATCCTGCTGTAGCTGTTCTTCTGTTTTCATCACATCTGAGAGTTTTACCCCCCGCCCCAATAAAATCATATCTATGATACGTTCTTTGTCGAAGCGGTTACTAGCTTGTGCAAAGACTGGCAAACATAAAGCTAGATCATTTGCAGCTTCTAATAGATTTTGAATACTCGAACTACGTCCAAGTGCAGCTACCCCTGTTAATACATTAAGAGTAATGCCCCCCTGTACTACTTCAGTGATGAAAGATGGATTGATTTCATTTACTAGAATATGGGCTAGAGGTACATGTAGAGAGTCTGCTAAAGAACTATACACCCCGCCTAAACTTACTTCTGCCTCCTGAGCATTCATCCGTAACTCTTCTGCCGTTACACGTTCAGCATCTCGAACATTTCCAGAGTACATAAACGCGGGGGCTAAGCGTTGGTAAATAGCCTGCAAGTCCTCCATAATAATACGTATCTTATTATAGTCTCCTGCCTCATATGCAGCTACTTCCCCAGCTTTTCCTTGTACATATTCCCCAGACTCAGCACCCTGTAGTTCGTCAACATCAGTACCAGAACCCGGGGATACCAAGTGCAGTACCTTAGTAGCTTCAATCTCATACAAAGTTAAAGACTGAGATAATTCGGATAGTTTAGCAAAATCCCCCGCAAAGTCTTCCACAAGCCCACGCCCATAGTTCTCACCAGTAACCAAATTCCACACTACTGGAATATAAGGGCATATCTTTTCTGGATACTCGGAGATGTCCCCGATACTGAATTGTTCAACCTGCTGAGACACTTCAAAAGTATCACTCTTTGAGCGATGTTTACGCTGGCATCTAGTCCACAGTATTAACTCATCTGTATCCTTACGCCCCTTAAACAACACCTTTACCTCATCGGGTAAAGTGCTGTATGCCACCCGCTCTTTCAAGACAATATCAAGTACCTTACCCGTACCATCTCGTAAAACAGTGTACTGTCTTAAAGAGTAAGCTAACGTTCTACCTTCCTCAGAATCACGGTAGATTAGAGTATTACCCGTAGCAATCAATAATTTTAGAGCGTGCACAAGTTGATGATAAGAACTCCCCATAAAAATACGGCGATAAGCGGAGTTTTCTAAATCAGCTAAGGTCGCAGTTAATTCCCCCTCATTAGAGCCTATCATCATAGCCAGTGTACCCATATCCTGAGTACCCTCTAGTCGGAAGAAAGGCTGATTAGCGGGAAATAATAATTGAGTTAATTTACTTGCTAAGTAGTTTGTGAGCATTGCTCCTACGCTTTGGAAATCCCTAGCTACAGGAACACGTTGTCCATTTCTAATATCCACATCTGCAAAGATAGTGGGTAAACTCCACTTCGCGTAAGATTCTATCTTAGTAATAGTGGAGTCATCTCTATATTTAGTAAAGAGGTTTTCGTATAGAACCTTATCTTGCATGTTATAGTCCTAGTGTCCCAGATACTGTGTAACTACGTTTACGTCTACTAATGGGTGTAGTATCTGAAGTTTTAGTTGTATCTTTAGAGTCTGTGTAATCCTTAGCAGTATCAACAGTGTCTGTAGTTGCTGCTGCTATCTCTCTACCCGTATACTCTGAGGTTACAGGTGTAGTTTTAAGGGTAGTACTCTCCCCTAATAGCCCTTTAAATAAACCCGTAACGCCTTTAACCACGCCGCCCATATTAATACCTCACTATAAATTAAAAACCTAGGGAACTCGATACACTTGTCATATTAGCTTTCTTACGACGTCTCGCGCTCCCGGAGTAACCAGCTTCTTCACTAGCAGCAGCAGCTCCGGCTGTTTCAACTTTAGTAGTATTTAAGTTTGCTAGGTTCTCTAACAAGGCTGCATTTCGTTGCTCGGTTAAAACTTTTTCATTGTAAGCCTGTTCTGCTTCTGAGGCAGCTTTGGCCTGTGCTGTTGCTTTATCGGTAGAACTCTTGGTTATAGCGGAGGATAGCACACTTGCACCCCCCATTAATAGGTATGGAATGGATGCTCCCATAATTACTCCTATAATTTATTGTAATGTATAATCATACTAGAGTGATTATAAGATGGGTGGTATGTAGCTACCCACGATAAATCCTGTTTCTTTCCAGCTTTGATTAGTTGTTTGTATAGAAAAGCCCCGGCGCCTTTCTCCAATGTGAAGATGTGCGCTATATGCACCCCTAATCCGGGTTGATATACATTCCGACATACTGGAGTTACAGCTAAGATTGCTACTGGGTCATCTGCTCTATTATAAGCTATCATCGCTGCATCCCAAGTGTCCGACTCAGCTATGAATTGCTCTAGTAGTACATGTATATTATTACACTGTATGGCTGGAAAGATGCTCCACACAGTAGGTAAGTACTTAATAATAAGTTCTTTTAATTCCTGAGAACCCCCTTGTAGTATTCTAAGATAGAACTTGGGTATCATATTCTGGCACATACTTAACTCCTGATACTTGTCTAATCTTAGCTAGTACTGAACGTTGCCCAGCATTATAACACCTTTCTGAGTATGATAGATTCTCTGACCATATTTCTGGATACAGTCTTTCTAGATAGGAAATCTGCTCCAGAGAGAATACTGGAGCAGTAGTATTGTTAGACGTCTTTGTTGGCATGAGTATTTCTTCCCTCGGATATGTCACACTCCTTCCCTAAGAAGTGTTATTCTAATTAACACATGAAGAATTGTGAGTTTTTCACGCTTTCTATGTTCAGTGTTCCCTTAGCTGGGTGAGTTAATTCTACCCCAGAGTGCTGCTTTACACAGTCGATTAGTTGTTGCAAGGGGTCATGGTTCTTGTACAACTCAACGAACTGTTCCCGTAGTACTTTATGCATCTCCCCTACATCAGCAGCATGTGTAGCAAATGAATCATGTATTGGTACAATTCTTCCTTGAAATGCATTGATAACCTTAATAAGATGACTACTATCGAGACTATGCACGAAGTTAGGAGCAACCCCATTGATACTTCTTTTTCTGTCTGTTTCGTCATCATCAAACTCCATAAACATTACGCTGATACCAATCCCTTGCAGGTTAATTCTCCGCCCAAATGATTTACCGTACTGGTGGCACACTGGGAAACCTACCGGAGTAATCCACGATAGGGGTTCACTACTTGGCATAGTGCCAGCTGCTGTCCGTAAGAACCGCATACATTCTGCTGCTGCTGGTACAGCAGTCTCTACTCCTTTGCGGATATGCCGGGATACATAGTTGGCTAGCTTGTGCATGCTGAATAACTCTAAAGGTTCCATACCCTTAGACACCATCTCATCACGAACATAATCAGAGCAAGATATCAACGTACCGCCATATACATATGTCATTACGGGTCTTTTAGCCATGCTTCTAGGCACACCGTTGGACATCCAATACTGAGCCATTTCCAAGTTATCTACATCTTTCTGAATGCTTCCTATAGCTATCCCAGCTACTGCTGAGTATATATCTTCCTTTTCAATTCCATTGTTAGGTAGTAGGTTCACCATCAATCCGCCTACTGGGTCTCTCAATAGGGCAGAGAATACTTGTAAACCAGAGCAGGTCGCATCCATTGCAACTGGAATTTGAGATTGATATTGTTCTGGATTGCCAGAAGAGATAGCTCTGAGATAATCCTGCGCAGCTGCAAGGAAGCACCAAGGTGAATCTGCTGCTAAGAAGAATTCTGAATCCATATCGGACTCAACAGCAATCTTGATTGCTTCAAGATTCTTATCCACCCAAGCAGCCCTAGTATCAAATGCTGCCTTATCAAATCCATAACAAGTAGCAACATGCACCTTCAACCAGTACAGACCTTCCTTTCCAAGTGGTTTGGATTCTTGGAGTTTGATACAGGCCTTAACAAAGTCTGCACCTTGGGGATTAATACGAGTACGGAAGTACAGGCGTCCTCTCCAATCCAAGAACGTTGGGAAGTACAGGGTATCACCTCTAAACTCTTCCATGTACTTCATGCAAAGATGAAACTGCAATAGCTTAGACTTGCGTTCAATCTCTGCTGTATAGGCTTCCTTAGCCCTGTGTTTCCATTCTTCGTGTATCTCCGCTAGGGTAGTATCCTCTCTATCCCAGCCTTCTTGTAGGGGGTACTGAGGCGGTTTAATGGGGGATTTACCGGGGATACCTGCAATCTCCACCTCTCCCACTTTATCACCAGCTGCTCGGAGCCTCTGTAGCATTTCAGTATCCAGAACATACGGGACATTAGCAGACTTATTAGCACCATCCAGAACTTCCTGCGAGATATTCCGCTGCACCCAGTTACGCCGTACCTTGTTGCGATACTTGAGCACAACCGATGGGGCTCTACCATACATATCAGGGGTTTGGTACGAGCTACCAATCAGGGCATCTTCTCTGGTATGTGGCTTAGGTGGTAGTAGACTAGGCGGGAATAGGATGGATGCTTTCATGTAGTGTACCATCTTATCCAGCGAGTTCTCTACAGTACTAGTTAAGCGTACACCTATCATATGTTGATAGAAACTCCGGGGAAGTTCATACGTTTCCATGATACCTGCATTGACTACTGCCTGTAGCAGAATCTTACCAACACCAATACGGGTAGCACTGTCCCACATCACCCGGTCAGCACCTACCCCAAGGTTATCCGCGGACTTACGGAATGTTCTGGTGCGGTGATTAAGTGATTGAGTATGCGCATCTTTTAAACTTGAGAGTACTTTAGCCGTGTATTGCGGAGCAGCTTTCACTAGCTTGATTACCATAAATTCTAACTCAAGGGCAGTAGCAGAATAGGATATATAATCCTGCACTACTGGCATATGCCCTTTGTCACCCCGTTTATGGTTACGGGTGCTGGCAACTATCGGGTTGCAACTCAATGCTGTGCGGAGTGCAACTATCGAAGATACCTCTGTACCTATCTCTTTAATCAGCGAGCGGTATTTACCGCCCACTCCTCTAGTCCCAGCGTTTACCAGTGTATTCAGTTCATCCTTAACCATCTTGAAGCACCGAACAGTTACAGCCCGTCCGATGCTGGTATCAGCCAAGCGTCCGTCTTGTATATCCTTCTCCCATTGTCGGAGACTGCGGAGGATACCTTCACTGGTATAACGTTCCTCCAGTTCTATCTGGCGTTCAAGTAATGTCATAACATAACCTGCGTAGTTAGTGCAATATTAATTTTAATACTTGTCTGTACTTCTTTACTCTGGTCTTTGAGTATATCCCGCGCTTTATTATAATCACCACTGCTAACGGCGCGTAACACTTCCGTATAAACATCGGCAGATACAGCCACCGGGTTCTTATTGACAGGCTGACCCTGCTTTACATTATCCATAATATCAACTGGATGTTTAATTCTATCACGCATAATTAACCTGCCAGATATTCATATTTAGCGTATAGTTCAAGATAAGTATTTGCCTTGGCAATGTCCTGTTCTAGGGCGTCTTTATTACCAGCACGAAGTCTATATTTAAGCATATTCCCTTTGCAGTATCCACGGAATTCCTCCTTGGTCATACTAGCAGCAATTACTTCGATTGCTTCAACTCCGGGAAATATTTCATAGTATTTTGGATGTAATACCGCTTGCTGTTGTTCCTGTGTAAGCTGGAATGCAGAGCCTTTCAATTCTGCCAATGCTGCCTTCGATGTCATTTATCCAATCCCCATAAAATTCTTGACTATAACGTAAATCATCTACACGTTTAAGGAATAACCAATCAGGTGGAATCCCCTCTTGATATAAGCTCTCCTCTATATTTAAACGCATACTTGTTGGGTATTCATCTAGTACAATGAATCTGTAATCATCGCGTAAACTCTTGATTTCACCAACATGTTTTAATGCTGCCTCAAGCGTGTACAGTATTACACCTTTACTTCTTATTGGGTCATACGAACTCATAATCTGTTACCAAGTGACAAGTCACCCCTAATGAACGTATATGGTTAGCTACATGCTTTAAATCATCAAAGCAACATAGTATTTCACCTAATCCTATTTGCCTTAGCATTGCCTCTTTAAATTCTATATCCTGTCGGCAATCCCCGATAGGGCGCATAATTAAACGGTCATACGGGATATAATTCTCACGCAACCATTTAATAGTTATATCCTGTGATATAGCGCCTCGTCCTGTTAATATAATAATATCATAATGGATTGCTAGTGTTCTTAATAATTCTACATTATCCACTATAATAGTATCATCAATTGCTGCTAGACTAAATGCAGCCCACGCTGCATCTTTGTTCCTGTCTTCTCCCTTGGGTAATAAGTGTAAACGGTGCTCACCATTACTGAGTGTACCATCTAAGTCAAAAACTACTATATGCCTCATACACCCACCCATCTACCATCATCATCACCTAATGTCATTGGATATATCGCAGGAATTCCATTTAGAATAAGCAGGACACTAATAATGGGTTTTAATTTGAAGTCCCGGCCATATGCAAATGCTAAACTATCCTTATCTATTAAGCATCCTGTATGAGCCCCAAAGTACAAACGTTGAGAACTTGCTCCCCATTCAATACTAGCCTTACCATGCAGGTGCCCTACTACTAAGGAGTAGCCTTCATGTGCTGCATCTCCAAGTACATCTCCTGCTGGTTGATGCTTGAACATAACATCACCTACTGGGGTAGAGATACGCCATGAGTATGCCCAAGACCATCCCGGAGCCTTTGTATCAGGGAATAGTATTTCCCGGTACGACCGAATCATCTGCACAGGGATACCACTATTGCGAGCACGTCTATAAATAAGGCTCCCGTGATTGCTATGGCAGATAAGCATTCGAGGAAAGAGAGAGTGGAGGGAGTCCAGCACTCTTCTAGCTCTGTCCAGTTCTGCCCCAGCAGAGTCCAAATTAGGGTCAGATTCATGAAAACTAAGAGCATGCCCATCTGTTTCATCTCCTATCTGTATAACACAATCCGGGGAGAATGTTCTCTTAACATGCTCCAAGAATGGTATCATATCAGGATGTTGGTAAGGTGCGTGTATGTCCCCAATTACAAGCACACTATTGCACTCTTCTGGCATCCATCCCAAGTCTCCTACATCATCAGTGGGGGAGGGTGTACGAAGCATTCTACTGCGTATAATACTGGCATCCGCTTTAGGTTTACTGGTGGAGAATATCTTTCTCCAGTACCGTACTAACTGGCGAGATACCTCTGTTCCCAATCTGTCCGTATAGACTTTAGCTGCCTCTGTATCCATGGGATGCAGTGCAAGTATCTCTTGGTGTTGGTCTTTAGTCAGAGCTTTTATCAGTCGCATTACGAGTCCTCACAACTTGTCTAGCCTTACGCTCTGCGCGTTGTCTGCGTTCTTTGGCATTACGCGCTATACGTTTCTCATCTTCTGTCTGGAATGTTGGATATAGGATTTCTTTAGCTGGTTGCTCCAAGTACTGTACCATCCCCTTTAACCAGGGTAGAATGGCTGTATAGTCCATGCTCTTTGCTCCCCATCTACCAGCAGCATTAGCTACCTTCCCCTCTGCTGCATTACAGGAGCGGTGTAGAACGCCTCGCACTTGGCCGGTAGTATGGTCGTGGTCGAGCACTAACTCTTTAGGGATAGCGGGATTGATAGGCTTACCACATAGGGGGCATAGTCCATCTTGCTCTTGTAGTAACTTTAGAGCATAAGGACGTACCATTGTTCTAGTCAGTTTCCGCATTGATTAAGTCCTCAATCTCTTCCTTGATTTTTCTGTAGGTGCAAGGATTCTCTTTCTTCAAGCGTAGCAGATTAGCTTCCATGGTAACAAAGTCTTGACAGAAGTAATTATCTAAACACTCCTCTGCCAATGTCATGCAATCATCAATCCCATGGGGGACTATCATCATCCCCTGTCTCTTGGCTTCCCGCAGCAGCTTGCGCTGTGAATATGCCATTTGTTTCATCTCTCATTTGAAATTGATATTGAAGATACTGCTGATTATAATCGTGCAGACTATCTATCCACTTATCTAAATCGGGGTTTAGGTTCAGTTCTTTGAAGTAAGCGTAGGCAGAATCCATTGGGCTACGGTGTAGCCATAAACACTCAGCTTCTGCTAAGGGGTTCTGTTGTATGCGAGCGTAAGCCCACAGAACGGCTTCTGCGCACTTTTGTTCATCATCCCATCCGTTTATAAAGGTGTGTGCTGCAACTGGCCCACAGCCCTTCCCATTCAGCCTAATGAGCCCTCTGACATTATCTGCTGTGTCTCCCATAATCATCTGGGCCCAGAAGAATTTAGTGCCATGCCCGAATACTTTATTGCCATTAGCCATTGGTTTAATATCTATCCACCCGAAGCGGTCTTCAATGACGTCCAACTTCCCTTGGCTATTCAACCACAGTGGGTATGGGGTGAGGCATAAATCCTTATCCCCTGAACTCATTACAGAGTTTTCTTTATAATAGTAAGCATCTGTGATTAGAGCATCATCCGCTTCCATATCACGCCACAAGAATACCCGTATATGTTCCGGCCATTCATAATTCTGAGTAGCCATACGCAGTGGTTCAAGCAGTGGGGGCTTAGGTTTACTCTTACGATTATCCTGATACTTAATAGCTGTTGGATACAAGTACCGATTGCACTTAGTACACCCTCGGGCAGTGAGATGCACTCGCACCTCAGCTGCCCCTGTTAAGAAACGTTCAGTCTCAATTAGGGTATGAAATCTTCGTAGTGCTGTCGGCAGTGTCTTAACTGTAGCTGCTGCTTGATACGCAAGAAAATCCCCATCCAGCAGCAGGACTCTACCCTGCACAGTCTTATCAAACTGTGAGGGGAGTCCATCTAAGAACTCCCTGAGAGCCATATTATACCTGTGGTGCTTGTGGTACTACAATGTTAGCCATAGATGGGGCTACCGCTGGAGCAGCAGGAGCCACCACAGGAGCCACAACAGGGGCTGCTGTAGTTACTGAGGCAGTATCCGTAGTTGTTGTTGGGAGGTCAGGCAGTACAATTCCTGCAATCATCTGCTCTACTACTGAACCTTGGAAGTTCAGGGCAGTCATAATCTTTTCTTGAATGGTATTCTTGCTCTTACCATCATCCCATTTACCGTCAACAAAGAGTGAATCCCAAGTCTCTTTGGTAGGGTGGTCGAAGAAGAAGTATGTCAGTTCTTTCTCTTCCAGTTCTGGTACTTGGAAAGGCTGGCGGCTTACCGGTTCAATTGGAGGCAGGATACCATCAATATCCAGACGGTTACTTTCCTTCTTGGTAGTTGCATTCTGGTGAATTTCAATCTTAACTAGGAATGCTTTACCCAGAGCCTGTGCAATATGCACCAGTGATTTATCCCAGTTCAAACGTTCAAACAGTTTCTTAGCGCCAGCTTTCGTGTTATTGGACAGAGCCAAGTCAAAGGTAGAAATAAATCTACCTTCATAGCAATTCTCTGGCCCACCATACAGACGGAAGCCAATCTTCACTTCATCTGCTGGGGCTTTAGCTTTACCTTGGTATTCTTGTGGCTGTTTACCCAGTTCAATATAGGTACACATACGGGCTACTGCGTAGCCCTCCGGCATTAGGCCAGCACCTCCGGTGCTTTCCTGTGTCATATCTACAGTTTGTGTTTCGATTGCACTTTGAATCAGTTCGTTAAGTGATGGAATGTTCATAAAGGTTCCTTATCGTGGAATTAAATCAATGGTTGTGGTTACTACTTGAGTAGCTGTAACAGTATCTATATCACGGATAGAGAGTTCCATTTCAAGGGCGTGTTTTAAATCACCACAGAACTGCTTGCCTGATGCATTCAAGTACCGGATAGGTACAAATATCTTATCATCACAAATTAGTGCATCATAGATATACAGTAGTACTTTAGAATCAAGTCCTTCAAAGTAGCGGATAGGTTCTGGTAGCATGATTACATCAGGAACTACTTCTTGCACCAGTTCCATTTCTAATTGTTTATCTTCCATTGTTACTCCAAGTGGTGTTTATTGCCCATGTTCTGCCCGGCTTCTGCCGCAGCAGGGAAAGGAACTTCTAGCATATCGTATAAAGGCCACATCTTAGTGATATAGCGTGGTGCATCCTCCATCAGTTTCTTAATACCCAAACCTACTATTCTAGTAGTTTCATCATCTGCACAGTCAGCATATGCTGCATCATGCACGTTATTTATTAGACAAGCCTTCCCATCAAACCAGTTGTTAGCCAACATCCAGCGGCAGATTCTACCCATACTAATAGCCATGAGGAAACCTGCTTCCCCTTGGTTCCAGTAGTTTGCAAGTTGGGTAGCCTTGTAATCCATTACCTCATGTCCGTCCTTCCACTGAGGCACCTGTCTGAATGAATACCGAGTACCACTAGGTGCAGCCCAGTAACCTCTACGATAAACCCGGAAGGTTCCATTGTCTGCCATTTCCCGGTGGATACCATCTGGTAAACTGCCAGTGTACTCTACGCTGTTCCTTACAACAGCGCGATAGGCAATACTTTCAGGGAACAGTTTAGCTTCGTTGTCTAAGAACTCTTGTGCGAATTCAACAGAGCAACCTGTAGCAAATGCAATACCCGCTGCTGTTGCACCATACTGGGCTGCAAAACTGGGGGGCTTAATATCTGTACGCATTCTTTTGTATCGGCCATGTTCGGGATGACTTTCATCCTTGCATTTCCGCTTGACTTCATCGTATTCCTCACCGAGTTTAAATGCTAATCGGTAGCAGTGCATGTCAGTCTTATCAATTAGTCGCTGTAGTAAGTTCTTATCCTTACTCAGAGCGGCCAGCATTACAACTTCCAGAGCGCTGTAGTCCACCTCAATGATGCTGCCCTGTTCACCAAAGCGAGATACGAACATCTCCTTAACCTTGGATTGAAAAGCATCGGGGTCATCCTGTTCATCTCCCCTTGGTAACTGTTGCAGATTCGGTTGTGAACTACTTAACCTACTTGTTACTGTTGCAGTAGCATTCAGGTTGTGGTGTATGATACCATCAGGTTGAACGTACTGTAACATCCCCGATACTTTCTTCACTGAACCATCTGGGTTGTAATCAGTACGCAGATAGAACGAACCTGTATCCTTTTCCAATTGTCCTAATTTAACTAGGAGAGCTACCTCTTTGCAATACACTTTAAGGGCAGCCAGAGCATCTCCAGAGGAACTGTACACAGGAGTAATACCATCGCATAGGGTACGGCTCTGTCTCCACTCAGCGCGTTTCCCAAGGAACTTCTCCTGCACTAACTCCGGTAGGTCTCGTAGTTTTAGTACACCGGGGAAGTAGTATGAGAACTCTGCCCATTTAAGTTTCTCTTCTGTGGTGTCTTCCCTGAATATTTTGGGCAGCCCCTTGTTCTTACCTGAGGCATATTTAACTACCTTATCATACCAGTCATCTCCACCTACGAACTGGCACTCCACCCTACCCCCATTCAGCAAGTGATAGAAGTCTGACTTCACATACTCTATCTGGTCATAAGAGACTTTCTTCTTGTACTTAATTGGCCCACCATACAGTAAGGCGGATACATGAAAGTCACTACCCCAATTAAAATCTAATTCAGGGGGTATATCATTGGGCATAAGAGTATTTAGCTGCTGCCGTAGTTCTGCAATTTGTTTCTCCTGTATTTCAAGATTCTTGTAAGCTACTTCAGTATCCACTTTCAATCCGAAGAACTCACAGTATGAATATGCTACCAAGGCATCACATCTTTCCAGATATGCCTGCCACATACCCCGTTCTTGTAACAGTTGGTACTGCCCATAGAATGTGATAGCTGTATTATTTACATCCCCTTCTGGGCCAGCTAAGTAAGTTATCAGTAGGTCTGGGTCAATCTCAGAAGTCAGCTTACCAGTCTCCCACATAATCTTTACACCATCCACCTTGTGCGAGCCACCGTATTGTGGGGCTGTCTCATCAAGGGATGGGTATAACTCTGTCTGATTGCTAAGCATGTACTGTGCATACGCTGTGCATAGTACTCGGCCACCGCGTTTAAGGAATTCCTCTATAGTCGCTCTGTGACGGCATAGGAAGCAACTCATTTCATACTGCATATTATGGGCTACGATAGCCCAGCAGTCATCTGGTATTTGGAACCAGTCACTCGTATCGGCTTCTTCTCGATTGTGAAAGTACCGATGTTGGGTTTGTCCCCGCGACCCATCTGTGTCGATGCGCCACCCCGGAGCTACGATATAGTTTGCTGGGTTGTGCAATGAAGCAACTTTCCCATACCACTCGTAGTTCTCCACCTCAAGGTCAATAAACATTATACTAGCCACAGATATACACCCCTCTCAGTACCTTACATATAACTGCTGGGTCTACATTAAACTCCCTAGCTAGGGCCCGAGTACCGTTTTGTTTATCTCTGTTTTTGTGTCTAAGTAATATTTCAGAGCAGTCTTTAGAGGATAATTTTTGTCTACTCGGAACTGTCTTAGCACTTCGTCCGCGCTCTGCCCTATCCCGGTTATTGTCGGCTAAAGTTCCACCTATTAAGTGCTCTGGATTTATACATCTAGGATTATCGCAAGTGTGCCGTACTACAACTCCTTCAATATCCTTTAGGGTTAAACCTAACTTATCTGCATAGATAAGTCTGTGTAGTGTTATACATCTGCTTTTCTTATAAGGATGTGCTACCAATGCGTACCCCATAGGGGCCACGCTCTTAGTAAACCCATGGTCTATGCAGGCACTTGTTTCTATGTACTGCCTCTTCAAACTTTGTTCTAATTTGATGCTTGCCATTGTTAGGCTCCATCTGGTTTACATGTTTAACTTGTAGGTTAGTAATCCTGTTGTTTAAGGGATTACCATCTATGTGTACTATCTTACGCTCCCATACACCATGATGCAGGAAGTACACTATTCTAGCTGCTGAGAATATAACTTTAAGTACTGAACCTTGATAGTACCCTTGAGTATTGATACAAGTAAATACATCATCTCCAGTATGTACTACTCCATTCTTACTGTTATAGTTACTCTTTAATCCTGTAATACTCTCTTCTGAATAGTACAGATTCTGTAGTATCCATATCTCTTGCTCTTTAGATATTACTCTTTCCCTTCCCATTCTGGGTTCTCCCTAAAGAGTGTAATTCTATTTAAGTTCTACCCATACTTCATAATCTCCCCTGACTATATTGAATACTGGAGACTCCAATTTATTCAAGTGGTTATGCAATTTTACCGGTGTTTGTAGAAAACAAACCTGTGGACATTCTTTAAGTGTTCGCTGTAAGCGAGCATAGTACTCAGCATATTCATATGCCCGTGCTCTTACACGCAGTATTTTATGTTCTAATTTAGTCATACTATTTCCTTGGGTTCCGGTTGTACCATCTGAACTCTTGTTCATCCATCAATGCAATTAACTGGTGTTTCTCCAGTTTAGCATCAGACCGTATTGGTTTATATCACCCATCTTGAGGTTCATAGATGTACCGAGTTGTTCCGGCTTCATCCTTGTATACCTTGTACTTCCAAGTTACATTCCGAAGAATGAATACTGCTCTGACTTTAGCCATTTAGTACCTCATATTAGGTTGAAATCTTTCTCTGATACATTTCATTTGCCTATAAATATCTTGCAATACTGAAATAGAATCCAACATTGTGACATAGGAATAATCTTGAAATTTAGGAATAAAACAGTAATTATCTAGGGGTATATAGACAGATGCTTTTATATGCCCATTCCTAGATATAATATGTACTCTATAATCCCAGCATGTATGGTCTAGATAAGACTCTAATTCTAAACCAAGAGTTGTGGATAATCTGGAGATTTCCCTACTCATTATAATGGTTAAATCTCGATAAGATAACCTAGGCATTCTGCTTGTCCTCTTCCAGAGCAGCACGTTTCTTACTTTCTGCTAGCATAAGTTCTGCCACATCAAAGGATTGCTTAATGCGAGAGACTACCACACCATCATCACGATGTACTCCCATGCTGGTGAAGACGCCTGTTGCGAATGCATCAATCTGCTTCATTTCATTTGCTGAGTATTTCTTTGCCATTCTTCTGTTCCTTATACCATGTTTGCCAGCGGATTAGCGCATCTGTGTTATTGCTGCACTTCTCCAGATTACGTTTTAAAGCGTCCTTTTTAGCATCTGCATCGGGTTGACAGGATGTGCACTCAAAATCACTTGGTGTTACTAGCAGGTCTGTTGGTGCCGAGAACTGCGTCCGTGATGTCGAACAACCCTGAGTCAACGCAAGACTGCTTAACAGCAGCAGGAGCGTCACGCCATTTAACTTCGGTCTTAACAATTTCTACTGTCCTCTGTTCATGTTTAGCCCTTTGCATTTCAGCCAGCTTTAAGTCTGTGTTATCCAGCTTAGCTTGAATTGCAGCCGTTTGTTCTACTTGCTGTTTGTAAATTTCCAGCGCATCTACCTTGTCCCACTGAGACATCAAAAACATACCGGCAGATACAGCCGCCACATAAGATAGCACAAGCAGTATCCCTTTGTACGGGGCCAATGCGGCAATCATACTACCACCTTGCGGGTTAACCAGTGCATTGTGGACATTGGATTCCGTGAGTTTTTAATCTGGTGCAAGATATGCCGGGCTTTACCGTTGTCCACCCCCTCTCCAAGAAGAGTTATAGCACATCTGCGCACAGCCTTGTTCATACTGTCTGGATTTAAAAACATAGCGAGTTCACACGTAACTCTTATATCATTTAATGTACGTCTCATACGTCACCTATTCCCATCAGAGAAAATACATCTCTGCTTATCAAAGTAAACTTCACCCTGTGCAAAACTAGGTTTGCCTGCCATATGTCGCTTATTCTTAGGCGTACTGAATCCTCTGAGTTCATCCATCATTGGGTTGTTCAATGCTCCCATCATAAGCATCACATCTACAGCGCCTTGTAATGCAGTCTTAGAGTCCTTGATTGCACCATACGGAGGATACAGTTGGTCATCCCCTTCAATGCTAACCTGAGCTGTCTCAAGGGCTACAAAGTCATGGCGTACTGCCATTTCCCTAACCTCTTGCCCCAGCGTTTCAATCATCTCTGCCTTGTTACCACCAGCCCCTCCCGGTACACGGAAGTTAGCCAGCATATCAAACACTACCACGCATGGTTTCATCTCTTCAATAACCCGCTCAACCTCAGCCAAGTTAGCCCCATGCATATCCTTGACCTTCACCTCCTGCCCACACATAGCCTGCTTGTACGCCTCTCTGAGCGTTCCTTCATTGCTCATTCCGCATACCTCTGTGAAGGTCTTCCCTAGTGCAGATTGGTATATCCTTGGGATGATACGTCTGCCTGAACCTTCGTTGTTCAACCACAGCATAGGTCTCCCATCCCATCCCAGCCCCTTTAACTGTGGAGCAAAGTGGGCTAGGCATGCTGCTACCAGTGATGTCTTACCTTTATCTACCCGAGCAGATACCAGTACAGTATCTCCACCGAGCAATCCCCCTACATGGTCATGTAGTAATTGGGTAGGTAACTTCAATCCCCTATCCGTGTTATAATCCGCTAGGATGTCTTCTATGGGGTCATCAATGTAACTGGCAGGAGTACCAGCACTAAGCCTCCGCATGTTCTCTGAGGCCATCCTGTTAAGCTCAAAGGTGATATCCACCTCTTCCCCTGCATCATACTTGTTCAGTAGTGCAGCAGCTCTTCCTGCAAAGTCCCGCTCGTATAACTGAGCTGTGATTCCTTTCACTACATCTGCATCAACTGGTTCATCCAATCTACCAATTAACGCCCTCATCATTGCTATCTGTTCAGGAGTACAGGTACTAGCTCTGGTATTGAATAGAGCCTGTAGCGCATCCGTTGCAACGTATTCATGTTCTGGATAGGCATTCCAGTATGCTCCGAACCACCCTAGTAATGCTACTGTCTCCTGTCCTACCATGGCATCAGGCACAGCAGCCCTAAGCTGTCGGTATTTATTCCGCTCTCTAAGAGCCTGTAATATTACTAAGTCGATGATACACCTCCCGAGTTGATATGCCTAAGGAGTGACACTCTAATTCAGCAAAGGTTTATTAACCTCTACTGCCCCTTGCATTTCTTCCATCATGGCATTGAATGCCACCCGCGCTAAGTCAGCAGCCGGGGACTCCTCATTGTAGAAGTCTCCGAATATCTGGACATCAACGTGCGCATTCTCAATGTCGTCATCTTCAATCTGAATAGTTATCTTAGCCATTTAGTTTATCCCCTATTAAAGCCTGTATCTGAGCTATACTGCAATCCTTCGGGTCATACCCGTATGGTAGCTCTAGTATTGAACAAGTAATCCCAAAAGGGCTTACACGCTGTTTAACAGCATGTGCCCCATTCTTTCCAGCACTATCTCCATCATACATTATTAGCAAATGCTTGCATGAGTTCTCTAATAACAGAGTAAGGGCTTTGTCCGTAAGCCGCGTTCCCAGCGTTGCTAGGACTGTCACACAATTTGATTTCATCGCAAACCCAACTTTGTGGGCACTTAGGGCATCCTCTGTTATCACAACGGGAGCACACGGACTATACTTTGTCAGCCATATACGGGGATGGTTCTGCCACTGTCCGTACATTAGCCACTTTGGTAACTGCAACTCGCTCAGACTCCTGCCCAGTGCTCTCCCTTGGAAAAGGAGTAGGAGACGATTCGCTGAGGGGGAATACCATAATAACTCCTCATTTATAATCTCAGGTGCAATTCCCTTTTTAACTAGCAAATTCCAAATTTGTTGTTGTATGTACCGGGGCGCATCTCTAATGCGTAATACATCGGCAGGTACAGGCTGCACCCTATCGGGCTCCACCCTAGCCACCCTGATATGCTGGTGCTGCTTCCATACTGTGCCACCTTCTTTACAGCGGTGGCAGTAGCACGACCATGAATCGTCGTTGTTATATACATCCAGTGCTAGTGTCCGTTCATGATTGTGTCGTATTCTTTTCTTCTGCCCTATACAGAGATGCTGTGCTTGTGCAAGCCAGTCCTCTTTAGGCAGCATACTATTCCTCCCATGTTACTTCTATATCTACTACAGCTGCGCCTGCTTTTGCTTTCTCAATATCAAATGGTTTCATTTTACATACTTCCTTAATAGGTATTCCACACGGTCAAGATAGTTCAGGATATCCAGTGGTACATCGGGGGAATCACATATGTACTTGTTTAGTAATTCCTCTGCACCAAGATAGATATCATCTAGGTCATCCACATCGACAGAGACAATAACATCCCCGCCTAGTGGCGTATCACAGTAGTCTGAATACTCAGGCCACATACGTTGAATCCAATCCTCTGTTTCTTCTGCTTCTTCACAGTCCCTATGGATTGGTAGCTCTTCAAAGTCAATCTGTACTACAGCATCAGCCAATGAAGTTAGGAACTGCATATCCAAGTACTCATTAGGGGTATGCTCATGAAAGTAACCTACGGATATATTGGTACACTCGTCCACTATATCCATGAAGTTATAAGAGTCAGTGAATACCCCATCATCACAAGGATGATACCCGAATACATCTTCAACATCCATATTGAAGTTCAGAGCCTTCGCTAAGGCTGTGGCGTACTCATCAGACGCACAACGAGAACCTCCTTGGAATGTGATGACATCACGATATCCCTTACGGTCAAACGAGATACACTGTTTAATCGAAGCAGGGCACATGCTATTAGCATATTCACTGCTACCTATACCACCATGCTCCTCACACTGGAAAAAGCAATACAGCCCCGGCTTATTCGCTTTAATGAGGCGCATTAGTATATAGATACCAGCTGCATCATCTGCCCCTAGTACCGAGGGATTACCCTCGAATTCTGCCCAGCACTTACCCACATCATCCACATAGATATCTTGCAACTCTATATCACGATGCACTGTATCCACGTGGGCAGTGAACATAACAGTAGGATTCTCCCCTACTACTACTTCAATACCAGTACCCGGAATCCTATGGATGTTTAACTTCAATTCTCCTGTGTTGTACTCTTCCTTGAGTAACTCCATATGTATCTCAGATAAAGCAGCTTCCTCTGCGACAGAGTCAGCAGGCCTACGCATTCTAAGTAAGCGTGTAAGTAATTTCATGCTGCTTCCTCTTCTTCATCCCCATCAGCTTTTTCACCATATCTTAAACCATGAACATCCGCATCATATTCTGATTCTAAGCAGTATGTTTCATCTGCCAGTTGCACCACATCATCGCAGTGCGCCAAGTCCCCATTGTATAGTTCAATCAAATCATCAATATCTCTGTAATACATATTGGTACTTGGAACATAATATAAATCACCCCGCTTAGAGTCTAATATCCAAGCCCATTCCCCGTCTAATTGAATTTCTGCCATGTGTTGAGTGAATGCACGTTCTCCTGTGATTGCGCACTCTGCTGTATGCTCATAGAAACAATCTTCGCACAGGTACACACCTTCATAAGATACAAAGAGTGCATCATCTTCTGTTAAACTTTCTTCACACCATTCGCAAGTGAATCGTTCACCTCTATTATAAACCCCAGCTGTATCACAGAAGTAGATGTCTCCATTATCATCTACCCACAATACGTCAGTATCTTCGTGTCCTTCCACATTCCCTATACGAACATAGTCATGACCCCCATCTAAATATGGGCCAACTAAGGCATCTGACTCTACCCTACCCCGATAGTATGTGTGCAAGCATGCTAAAGCCACACCATCCAGAGTATCACTATCCTCGCTTATACCCAGCTGATTCAGGATTAAGCACAGTTTGTGGTCTCCGTACATACGGACGTATGTCTTCTTAGCCACATTAACAATACTACGAGATATAATATTTCCATCCCCATTTACCAACGTGAACAGGGCTAAACTATTATCCAATCCTGAGAAGTATGCAAGACTATAAGCATCTAATGGGTGATACTCATCCCCCCATGCATCTGTACCAGAATCATAGCAGAATGCTTCCTTGCTCATGCAGGAGCATATTGAACCTGTGTTATGAGCTTCCATATATGGAAAGCAGAAACGTGTATCATTAGGGTATATTACTAAACGATTAGATACATTCTCTGGTGTTGTTAATCTTATTAATGTACTTTTAATAAGTTCATTATCCACAGCTAAAGCCGCCATTGCTTTACCTAAAGGCAGTTGCACTGTATTGAACTTGAGCATGGCATCAAAGTTTAAATGCCCAAAGAAATATACACCTGATTCTGTTTTGTAAATGAACTGGTGCAGATAATAAGAGGGGTGCTGTGAGTTCTTTTCAGGCATGCTGTATTCATTAGTATCAATCCGGGAACAACGAATCCCCGGAATACGTAGATTTTGGATATACTCAGGCAGCCGCTCTTTTATATCACACATATACACTGTGCGACTATTAACAGGGATAAGAGTCTCAATTATCCTATCTTGAGTAGAACTGGTGTAGGATGGGAAACTCATCATGTAAGAGATAAAGGACACAGCTTGTCTTTTCATATCGGGTGTAAAGTTATGCAGGTGGAACTGTTTACGAATCCAACTGCATAACGCCTGATATGCCCCTATGATTTTACCTAGTTGCAGATTCACCTCTTTGACATTAAGGTAATTAGTGCCCATGCACATTCTATCAACGTACGTTGCACCACAATGCCGGGCGTACTCTTGCATGAACATACTAGCTAACGCTATTGGTTCTGGAGTCCATCCAGAATCAGAGGAGAAGTGGTTTTCTATAGTGCTGTTTGCTTTATTCAGGTAGTGCTGGAAGGCTACTTCCCCATAACTATCTAAACAGGAGCGGGCTGCAATCTTCCCAGATTCAATAGCTGTGTCCATTTCGGCATCTGTTAACAACGATTCATCTGCATCATATACCAGAGTAGATAAGAAGTTGCGTGTCTCTGTTGCTTCTGCACTCAGTGCATGTGGATGAGCAACGTACTCTTTGATTTCAATCTTCATGATATGTGTCCTAAATTATTTAAACCATGCCATTACTAGGCTACCATTAGCCATGAATGAATGAGTTGGTTCCAGCAGTTCTAACAGCTGGCTACGAGTTCTGTACTTCTTTCCTGCCACATAGCAGGCTTTATCCGCGTTTTTAATGATGCCGCATGTAACCAGTACGGCCCTATTACTAGAATTGAATAGCGTTTGAATGGCTGCCTTTAATGATGAATCATCCGGTATCTGTTCAGATAAGTTTAATGCGATGCTAGTATGATACATTTCATTGTAAGGCTGGAGGAGTCCTTTGCAATCACAGAATAGGCCGGTTCTTTCTGAGATTGTTTTTGCAGTGGTATCTGACTCAGCAAATAAACGATACATAAAACTGCGGTCAAGATTAGAATGCATATATGCACTGATTGTACCTGCTCTGTGGTCATTTCCAGTTACCTCCAGCAGTATAGGATTAAAATCGGTTGGTGCAGTCAGGGTAGCCACAATCAGGTTCACAAAGTCCTGATTGTGCTCAACCTCGGGATAACGTTGAATTGCATGCTTCATACAGTATCCCCCTCGCCCCTGTACCCAGCAATGATACCCCAATCAGGGCCGCTTGTGTTAATTCCGAGGAAATCATACTGATAACACTCTTCGTCTTCATCAAAGCAGATTTCTTCCAGAGCATCATCAATGCTAGGTGCATCCACAATGTAGGTGTACTTTTCACGGTCATCATGTTTATTGACCAGTACAATTCTGTAAATGAAGGTACTCATTCTACACGCTCCAGCTTAGGCAGGTGGATACCAAAACGCTTGCAGTAAGCATCCAGACTCAGCCCACAGGCATCCGCCTTGGCTTGGTAATGCTTGTGCATCTCAAACGCATTATAAAGTGCAATGCGATAAGCTGCCCGTTCATCAACCGCTTGGCTGTATGTGGGCACTACTTGTCTCAGTTCATTGTTACGCATGATTCACCTCACAGGAACAGACCACAAGCCAAAAAGAAGGCAAGGGCCCATAGAAATACGGATATAAAAGCTAGTAAAGAATCAATCATAGCATCTGTTGCTTTGTGCGGATTTCTCATGATTTACCTCATCCAAAGAATAAACCCACAAACAGTATAGCTGCCCAAACCCACAAGGCAGCCTCCAGTACTTTAAAGAACATACATACCTCAAACTATTTCAATATGGATTACACGCCCAGTTGCGTCTGCTACTGAACGTAGTTCCCGGATAAATTCCCCCAGTTGGTACTCATGCACCTTATCGGTATGAACCGCGGATGCACCTTGAGACTCTGGAATTTCATACCACCAGCTTACATTAGCGAGTTGGTATCCCTGTACTCTGTGAGATAGCATTATTCACCTCGATAAAGTGGTCATATAAACCCATGACTCCGCTGCCTTGATACTCGCAGCTAAGAACCCTAGAACCAGAACCAGCACTATAATGAATAGCCAATTCAAGGCCCTATTAATGAACCTGTTAGTATTCGACATAACCCTGCGCCCTCAACGCTTGAGAAACATCTGCATAGTCATGATGCAGCTCTGCATTATGATAACCTTGCCATGTATTACCATAGCTGCCTTGCATACATATGAAATGCAATATCCCATCGCTATCTTGGGCATAAACCATATGTTTAATACCATCTGAGAAATGTTCCCACTGGTCTACTAAATGGTAGGCGTGTAGCCCCCTTGCAATCCTACACATAATTAACACCTTTAGTCTGTAATGTTTTATTAACCACATCTGTGTGCGTTGCTGGCTTAAACTCGGCCAGTAATATCACATCCTTTCTTGTATCAAAAATAGCTTGCGTGTAACCTTCTATGACACACTCACATTCATACACTCTGAGAACTATGTTATGCTCACATAAAGATAGTGCCCAGTCATCAAAGAACCAACGCTTGAACTGTGCAAATGATGAAAATCCAAAATACCAGTTTATGGCGTCCTCTGCTGACAGTCTTCCCCATGCTTCGGATAAACCGCTATCGTCTTCCGGCAGTGGGTGTAATCTGCTATCCGAAACATAGTTGCCGTTTGTGAAAGCTGATATTTGCCAGTCCGCGGCACTCCGATAGAACCCTGCATGCACCTTGTCAGTGCACTGGGCTTTACGGTCTATGCCTTCCAGTCTAAATATTAACATGATAACTGTCCTATACAGTATAAATGCAAAAGGGCACCACTCAGGATGCCCTTGTACGTTACACTGTATTACTTATGCGGCCTCTTTAGCTGGCATGACGTGGGCCTGTTTGAACATGATAAACATAGTTTCCATTTCAGTGATTGTTAAGCCGTTTGCGTACATGCTTTCTAACATTTTAGGGAACTGTTTAGCTGCCTTGTCATGCGCTTGCTGGTCTGTCAGTTCCTGCACTTTTGCTTTGGCATTGTTCAGGTTCCAGTACTCCAGCACAATATTCGCGAATGAATCAAAGTCATCCTTATATTCAGCTGGTGCGCCCAATCCTAGAGCTGTCAGATTGGCCGCTAGTTTCTTAGCATCAAACTGGTAGAAGCTGCCTTCTTTCTTCCATTGCACAGGAATGAATTTCCGTAAGCATGTATCAAAGCTGGCCTCATCTTCCCGCTGCAAGCCCGTCATGTAACTTACGTTGTTATGAACCAATCCATGATATAAGGCGCTAATAGTCAGGTCACGGCGCATAGTGTCCATGCCTTTAATTGCTTTACCGATAGCGTTTACTTTATAGAATTTGATTAGAGTTGTCATGATACACCTGCCTTTCAATGATTTAGATAATGCTGTTTGAGTTCAAACAACAATCACAGCTTGGACTGTTACCAATCCAAGCTAGTTTGCTGCTCTCGCTTGTTATGGGCGGGTAACTGGATACGGATACCAAGCCTGTTTATTTATCGCCCTCTCAGCCGTTATTCGACTGCCTTGTGTCTTCCGGTAGTTCATCACGCTACCTTCTACGCCCACAAGGAACGCTGCACCTACTGGATGACTCCGCTAATATCTTCTACCACTATACTATCGCAGGGAATGGCGGCTACTAACCCAGATACGCTATCTATCCTATCAATGCACTAAACCAATTATCTATTGGAGCAGAACTGTCAGGGTTTTACTGCCTGACTCAGTGAGCTAGTGTAGCAGGTAGGTACTTGCCCAATATCCCGAAGGACTACGCTTTCCCATCTGGTACACTATGAACTTAAACACTACGTTCGGAGGTGTCAAGCCCTTTGTTTGAGAATGCGAGATACATCACAAAATCAGTGTATCTACTTCCCCAGCTAGGCGGTGAATTGCTTTGCTTGACTAGAGTATCAATTAGGTTAGATACCGTGTCAAGTAATTTATCAAATAATGTGATACACATCACAATATACTGTATTTAAGGACTCGCCCAATGTCCCTGAGTCCCATATCTAACCGTATGTATTCATTAAAGAAAACAGTGTTTTTAGCAATAGCGTTACACTAACTAAGGGAAGAATGACCGAAGGATGCAGGCATACTTCCCGAGTGGGCCGCTGGCTGCGGGAACAGGGAAGGAACGCCCAGTCAGTACCAGTCAGCTGCACAACTGCACAGAGAGAGAGAGAGAGTGAGTGAGTGAGAGTAAAACAAGCAAGCCCAAAAAATGCAAGCAGTGATAGCGAAAAGATGCAAGCCCAAAAGATGAAAAGATGCAAGCCCGCACACCTGCACACACGCACACACGACAAGAACAAGAGAATAAACGCGTACACACACGCACGCACGATAGGAATAAACGCACACACGCGAGCACGCGCACGCACGCGCACACACACCCGAGCGCATGCGTACACACGCATACACGCACACGCGCACACACGCGCACCCGAGCGCACACGCACGCACACGCCCGAGCACGCACGCACGCACGCGCGAGGGTGACGGGGGGGGAGGTGCGCAGCTGTATAGTGGGGGAACACCCTCGCATGAGTATAATAAAAATTATTCTCTATATTTAGTGTTCCCCAGATAGCCCACACAATCGCATCCCTGTACAGTGCATCTTGACGCTACTGCTGTACCTGCCCCACCCCCATCCCGGAATAAGATAATAAGCATATTCACCTCAGAGGCGTTGCTGTGACATCATTAAACGACTGAGCAAGCCGGATCACTCCGGCTGTCTCATTGTTGAATTCAAGCGTTGGTATCAATAGATCTGCGCTTGGTGCTGATGCGTAGGTTACGGATAGTGTTGTCATGTGCTACCACCCATTAATCACTCCTGCACCGGGGGAATGTCATCTATTAAATTCCTTATGCTATGAAAGCAGGGCGCGCGCCGAAGCTGCTGCTGCGATTCGAGCGCTGATTAGTCAAGTCGAGGGCGAACACGCCGCCACTGATACCGTGGAGCCAGTTGCCGCCGGCGACGGGCAAGCGTTCGCCATAGTTGCGCATATATATGTAGTCACTGCCATAGCCTGTGGCGTGCGGGTACAATCCAAGCGCCTTCAGAATGGCCGGTGCAGTTAGATCCGATTTAACTTTTGACACTTCAAACGTCTGCATGTTTGACTGATAGTTGTTGGTGCTATCATTAACTGGGCCTAGACGGTTAGCGATGACATTACTCAGCGTGAACGCGCCTCGCGAACCATTTCCTGATGTTGCAGCGGCATCAGAATCAAATTTTGCAGTGTTGGCACTATCAGGCAGAACCAAAGAGCCGTCGGTCATGCTGATAGCGCGCCAAGCAGATGATGTTGAAGATAGATCCGCTGTGGCTAACGCTGCATCGTTGTTTGCTAACACCTGAATTTCGCCGTTGTTCAACCGAAAGCCAGACGCCCATTCCCAGACATTTCCAGCAAGATCGGCAATACCAGCAAAATCGTTATTGTGTCGCCAACTGGCTGGCCCTGATCCTGTTAGTGTTCTCCCTGTTCCCGATGCGGTTCCGGGTGCAATTCCGTCATATCTTGTTCCGGTCTCGTATGCCGCATCAGAGCTGCGGCCATAGTTTGAGTTGCCTCGCGGAAGAAAACCGTTTTTCAGGCACCACAGTTTAATGGCTGCCCATTCTGCGTTGGTCATCAGATGCCAGCCAGCGCCTTTGTTTCGGCAGTAAGTGACCGCCTCATCGAATGTCATGCTGTTTGCTGGGTCTTTACCAGGCAGGGAGCACAAAACACCATTAACTAGCGAACCGACATGTTGCCCAATCCAGATTTCAGATTTTTCTACGCCATTAACGATAAAGGCAGGGTGCACACCAGTTCCCAGCGTTGGGTCAACATCTTGTAGATTGAATTTAGGTATCCTGACCATATAATTTGGGTTGCCCTGTGCATCGTACATGATAGTGACTTTCCCGCCTGTCGCACCTTCGACAGCCTGACGTGCTGTGTCTTTTACTAATATGCCAATAGAAAAAATGCTGTCTTTGACTTCACTTCTCAATGTCACATCCGTCCGGTCAACCCACGCGCCAGCGCCAATACCGCCAGATGTTGCAGGCGTTGAGCCAGCAGGGATCTTTTTAGTACCCCCAATTCCCCAACTATAGTATCTAGCCTCTGCTATATGCAGTAGTACATCATTTATATTGGATAATGTACCCCCTTCCTCAAAAGAACCAGATACTAAATTGAGTCCTGCCTCCTCTGCAACCCTTTTAAAGAGGGAGTGTAGTCCAGTTCCCTCTAACATAATGTCCTTTACTTTGGTAGGCATAAATCCTCACTTACTTATGTTTATTGATTTCAATAGCGTATAGTTGAGCGAGAGCTTTCTTGCG